AGGCCCAGAAGGAGCAGGACCATGAACGTTTGCGAAGCCTTGTACGTCGCCAATTCGATCGCCCCCCTCAGCACGAATCTCCGCGGGCTGTATCACGCTCTAGTCGAGAACGACGCGGAGGCGTACCTCGAAAGCCTGAAGCCGTCGGCGCTTGACGAGATCGCGGCGGTCATCGATCGTCTGGCCGGCGACGCTCGCGGTGTTGGCAAGCAGGACGGCGTTCTGTACTCCGATGCATACGCGGTGATCATCGCCATCCGCGAGGCCCGGGACGCGAATGCCGGTGTGCCGGCCGAGAACGTCGAGGCGTCGCCGGTGGCGTGCCCCGAGTGCGGCGAACGCGATCCCGACAAACTGGTTTGGCTGGACGACGACGATGCTCAATGCCAGTGCGCGTCGTGCAGCTTTGTGTTCTGTCCCGGTGCCCCCGAGCCGCGTCGCTCTGCCGCCGTCAAGACCGCGTGAGTTTCTCCGGCTGGCCGCCCCCGGGAACGGGGGCTGGCCGGCTTCCCCGGCCCCGGGGGCGGTCCCCGGGTGCCCCGCAGAAAGATCCGCCAGAATGTCCCCGAGTGACTTAACGGGGCGGTACCAACCCGGTACTATCTGGCGAGCCGGGAACGTCCCGGCCAAACCGAACCGCGGGCTGGCAGGCCCAGAAGGAGCAGGACCATGACGAACGCAACCAACAGCAACTACTCGATCATCTCTGGCCAGAAGTTGGAGTTCCTGAACGCTCGGCTTGGCGCGACGATCCGTCTCTCGGAGAAGAACATCGAGACGTTCCGCGAGAACGCTTCGACGCGAATCCGCTACGCGATCGGTTGGGCAAAGGCGGCCATCGTCGGCGAGGCGTACATCGAACTGGCTCACTCGATTCTCCGGTTCGCCGAAAGCGGCAAGATGACGGAGGGCGAACTCAAGGATGAGATCGCGTCGATGTTCCGCGACGTCGTGCTGTTCGACGCCGGCGGCTCGACATGCCAGTTTGCGAATGAGATCGCGGCGGCGGAACGCTCCGCGAAGCGGAAACTTCTCGCGCAACTCTGCGATGTCATGAGCGCGTTCGATCCGGAGTGGCGGTCCCCGCTGGCCGGCGTCCGGGTGTGCGGCTGATCGATCCCCTCCGGCCGGCCGCGGGAAACCGCGGCGAGCCGCTTCGCCGGCCGCACTCCGCGGCCGGCTCAACCCGGGCAGGCAGGCCCGAAGGAGTCTCAGATGCCGAAGGTTCAGATGCTCAATCCGTCCCCGACCCCGTGGTCGCTCGACCGGCACGTGACCATCCGCTGTGCGGGCGGTCGGTCGGTGGCGGTGGCGACGCGGCGGCCGTCCGTCGGTGAGTGGTTCGATAACGCGCGGCTCATGCTCGCGGCTCCGGCGCTCTATGCGGCGTGCGTGGAGATCATCGAGGCCGACAACTATGCGGAGGCCATCGGCGTGACGCTGGACGACCACATGAACCGCCAGCGCCGTCGGGAGATTCTGGACGCGGCGGTTGCGCAGGCTCACGACGAGTTGTACGTCCCCCGCGATTCTCATCCGTCGATCGTCGCCAACTCTGGCACCGCCAACCGGGCGTGAGGCCCCTAGTCCGAACCCCTCAAGGAGACCACCGATGTCGGACGAATCTGCAAGAAACCAGTTGACCGTGGCCGAGAACATCGCGGTGTACGAGTGGTGCAAGGAGCACCGCGAAGAGTTGGAAACCGGGGCGCTGGATCTGCCGGAAGCGGCGGCGGTCGCGTCGGTGTATCTGGCCGACAAAATCCGGAAGGATCGCCGGATCACGCAGTTGGTGATCCGGCGAACGTGCCGGGAGTCGCTCGGCTTCGATCCCGGGTCGACGGATGTCTCGGCGATGGAGGCGCGGCGGGAGGTTGAGGCGCTCGCTGTCCGGGTAGGGGACATCGGCGAGGAGGTTGGCGAGATCAGCCGGCGGCTCGACACGATCGAGGCGAGTCTCGGAATGTGAACCCCGGCCGCGTGGCGGCCGTCCCCCTCTGGGCCGGGAACGGTGCGGAGGCGGCTTTGATGCTCCGAGCGGGGGTGCCGGCTTTCTGGCCGGTCCCCGCTCCACCTGCCCCGCTGCCCCGCCCCTCTGGGGCGGGGTGGTGGATTTTTGGGCGCTGCAGAAAGATCCGGCAGAATCTATCCGCGTGGGTTGACCGGCCGGTACCAATCGGGTACTATCCAGCAGTCGGGAACGAACCCGGCAACGAACCCCGGGCTGGCAGGCCCAGAAGGAGTATGACGATGTATCTGGAATCTACAACGGTGAAGGGTCGGAACGGTTCGGTGGACATTGAGCGGATCGAGGACGGGTCCGTGGCGCTCATCATCACGAACGAGGATCTCGGCGTCGATCTCGTGGTCGGCGAGGACGCGGCTCCGCGTCAGATCCTGCTGGCGGCGCAGGCGATCTCGGCGGCCGTCAACGGGTTGGATGACGGCTATGTGGGCGTTTCGCGTCTCGTGATTCTGATCTCCGAGATGCGGGCTCCGCTGATCGGGTGATTCACAAACCATCGGAGCCGCCGGGGGAACCCGGCGGCTCAGCTTCGCCGGCCATACTTCATGGCTAGCACATCAAGGGCTGGCAGGCCCGGAAGGCGTAGGTGAAACATGAGCAAGACTCTACCGGTTCACATCAACATCGGAAGCGCGGCTCTCTGTAGTCAGCGAAGCATGGCGGCGGCGATTCGCTCTGCCGACTGCGCCCGATGCAACTCCATGATCGATCGGCTTGTGCGGCTCTCGATCGAGGCCGCGACGAACCGCGACACAAAGAGTCTCGACAGACTCGAGAAGTGGCTGAACGCTCGCGGCTGGCGCATTGAAGAGGTGAGCGGTGGCGCGTGCAGTGATGCCGGCTCTGGCGGTTGTCCTGTCTGCGACAGTCGGCGGGCTGAGGAGTTATCTCCCCCGCGGGGAGGCGCGTCGTGAGCTCCGCGTCGCTGGCGGTTGTGTTCTCTGTGGACGCTCAGGGGTTTCTGGTGAAGGACGCTCTCCCCCGGCGCGGCAGGCCGTACAAGCACCGCTGCCGGCTCTCCGACTTCGAGGCGATCGCCCATGCGATCGACGACGCGGCCGGCGAGCCGTGGGTGGGCGAGCAGATGGCGGCGGCCGAGGACGTCCCCTACTCGGCGGCGGCCGTGGCGATCGGGTTCCTGCTCGAGCGGGGATGCATCGAGCGGGTGGGGCGGCAGAACGTGGCGGCGTCCGGGTGTGTGCATCTGGACGGCATGATTGAATTCGAGGCACTGCGAAGCGCAGAAAGGTTGGTGCGACTTGGCAATTGAGGACAAGGTTGAACGAGCGAAGCGGGCGGCCGACGCGGTCTTTTCTGACACGACTGTCGACCCGGCTACGACGCGGGCGCTGCTCGAGGACATCGTCGAGCACATTCAGGTGTCGATTGAATCCATCGATGTTGATTGAATTCGAGGCGCTGCGAAGCGCAGGAAGGCGGATAGTGCTGTGACCATCAAGGACCAACTTGAGCCCCTGATCCGGGAGTTCGGCGTGAACGAGGTAGCCGATCAGGCGGGCATCCCGCGGCCCCGGCTTTATGACTGGTTCGCCGGTCGGCGGGACATGTATGCGGAGCGGATCGACCGGATCATCGAGGTGCTCGGCTACGAGGCCAACATCCGGAAGCCCCCGCGGAAGCGGAAGAAGGCGACGGCCGGCGCTGCGTGACGCTCCCCCGGGGCTGTCGGGTTCTGCTACATCTGGCGGTTTCATAGGCTTCTGACGAACGCCCCCCTTGCACGAGGGGGGCGTTCGTCGATGCTCATGGCGTATGGCAACGCCCACCGAGACCATCCAGACGAATCTCGAATCGCCCAAGAAGGCGGCCGGTGACGGGATCGTGGTCGAGCAGCATTCGCTGGCCGACCAGATCGCGGCTGCGCGGCACATCGCGTCTGCCGGGGCGGCGACCCGGACGGGGTTCCCCTGTCGGCGCATGCTGGCCAAGCCCCCCGGGGCCGGTCCCGGGCGGTCATCGTGAGCGCCCGGCGTCCCTCCACATCGATGATGCCGGTCCCCCGGGACCGGCCGTCCCGCGCCCATGCGGCGCTGCTGGCCGACGGTGCCGGCTCCGCGGCCCCCGCGGCCCCCGAGGCCCGGCGGGTCGACATGGCCGGCCGCTCGGCGGCGGCCCGTGCTCTCCGGCTGATTCAGGCGTCCTACGACGCGGCCCAGACCGGGCGCGAGAATACCCGGCACTGGGCGGGTGCGGACGCTCTGAATGCCGACGCGTCGAATGACCCGGCCGTGCGGCGGATCCTCCGGAACCGCGCCCGGTACGAGACCGCCAACAACACCTACGCGCGGGGGATCTCGGGAACGCTGGCCGACTACATCATCGGCACCGGTCCGCGGCTCCAACTTCTGACCGACGACAAGGCGGCCAACCGGCGCGTCGAGGAGTTGTTCGCCGAGTGGGTCTGCGAGACCCGGCTCTGCGAGAAACTCCGGACGATGCGGCGGTCCCAGATCGAATCCGGCGAGGTGTTCGGGGTGTTCGCCACGAACCCCCGCATGGAGGGTCCGGTCCAGTTGGACGTCCGGGTCATCGAGGCCGACCAAATCGCAACCCCGTACATGGCGGCGCAGGCTCTGCTCGGCCCCCGCGACGTCGATGGCATCCGCTTCGATACGTTCGGGAACCCGATCGAGTACCACCTGCTCGATCGCCATCCCGGCGCGACCGGTGCGATCGGCGGGCTCAGCTTCGGGCACCGCGAACTGGACGCGTCGCAGGTGATCCACATGTTCCGCGCCGATCGCCCCGGGCAGTCGCGCGGGATCCCCGAGATCACGGCGGCGCTCCCGCTGTTCGCCATGCTCCGGCGGTACACCCTCGCCACGCTCAGTTCCGCGGAGAATGCCGCGGCGCTCGGCGGCGTGCTCCAGACCGACGCGGTGGCGGATTCGGTGGCCGAGGTCGATCCGCTCGAGGAGTTCGAGATCGAGCGCGGCACGTGGCTCACGCTCCCTGAAGGCTGGAAGGTTTCGCAGCTTGACGCGAAGCAGCCGGTCGAGGGATATGGGGCGTTCAAGAAGGAGATCCTGTCCGAGATCGGCCGCGTGCTCGACATGCCGTTCAATCTCGTGGCGGCGAACAGTTCGGATCACAACTACGCGAGCGGCCGGCTGGATCACCAATCGTTCCACCGGCGGGTCCGCATCGAGCAGTCGGTGCTCGAGATCAACGTGCTCCGGCGGGTGTTCCGCGCGTGGCTCGCCGAGGCGGCTCTGGGTTCTGGGCTGCTCCCGCAGGCGTTCCGCTCGCGGTCGGTGCCGAAGCACGTTTGGTACTGGGATGGGCTCGAGCACGTGGATCCGGTCAAGGAGGCCAACGCGCAGGGCATCCGGATCGCCAACGGCGTATCGACCCTCGCTGACGAGTGTGCTGCGTCCGGCAAGGACTGGGAGCGGGTGCTCGAGCAGCGCGGGCTTGAGATCAGGGAGATGAAGCGGCTGGGGATCCCCCTCCCGCTGTCGGTGGCGTCTGCCGCTCAGGCGGAAGCCGCGGCGACGAACGACGGAGGCGGGAAGCAATGAGCAGGAATCCCTCGGTCATCAAGGCGTCCGAGACCCCCGTCGAGAAGCCGATCGCGTTTGAGGCGGCTCTGGTGGGCGAGATCTCCGCGGCCGATGGCGACGCGGATGCCCCGAAGAAGTTCACCATGACCGCCTACAACGGCGGCCCGATGTCGGTCGGGTTCGGCGAGGATGTCATCGTCGATCTCTCCGGCGTCACCACGCACGCGGACGCGACCCCGATCCTCCGCGACCATGACCGTTCGCGGGTGCTCGGCCACTCCGAGGCTATCGAGGTGTCGGCGCGGGCGATCAAGGTGCGGGGCGTGCTGAGCGGTTCGAACGACCACGTGCGCGAGGTCGTCGGTAGCGCCAAGCAGGGGTTCCCGTGGCGGGCTTCGATCGGCGCGAGGCCTACTCAGATGGAGTTCATCCGGGCCGGCGTATCGGTCCGCGTCAACGGCAGCACGTTCAAGGGGCCGGTGTATGTGGCGAGGAAGGCGGTACTCACCGAGGTGAGCATCGTGGCGATCCCCGCGGATTCCAAGACGAACACAAAGGTGGCCGCTTCGGCCCAACCAGAGGAGCAAATCATGAATTTCGAGGCGTGGCTGAAGTCGAAGAACCTGATCATGGCGGATCTCTCCGAGACCCGGCTCGAGGCGCTCCGCGCCGAGTATGACGCCGGCGTCGAGGACGGAAGCATCAAGGCTGCCGCCGATCCCGATCCCGAGCCGGCCCCGGCCCCCAAGCCGAAGCGGTCGGCGTCGCCGGCTCCGTCTGGCGGTCGAGACATTCAGGCTGAGATCGCGGCCGAGCGGGAGATCCGTGCGGCCGAGGACGAGCGGATCGCGGCCATCAATGCCGCGGCCCCCGACCACGCTCACGCGGCGATCCGGGCTCAGGCGATCCGCGAGAATTGGGATGGTCCCCGCACCGAGCAGGCGGTCGAGTTGGCCACGCTCCGGGCGAGCCGTGAGCAGAACCCCGGCGGCTCTGGCGGCAACCGGAACGGTGCCCCGGCCGGCGATGTGCTCGAGTGCGCGATGATGCAGTCGCTCGGGTTCGGCGCGGTCGAGGAGCACTACGACGAGCAGACGCTCGAGGCGGCCCACAAGGCCTACCACTCGTCGATCGGTTTGCAGGAAGCGATCATGATCTCCGCGTCGGCCAACGGCTACCGCGGACCGTCCGGTCCGTCGGCGCTCCGCGCCGATCTCGGCGGCGTGCTCCGCGCGGCCATGCCGGCACACCCCGGTGGCGACATCGAGGCGTCTTTCTCGACGCTCTCACTCCCCGGCATTCTCTCGAACATCGCCAACAAGTTCCTGCTCGATTCGTTCAACCGGGTGGAGCAGGTGTGGCGGGAGATCGCGGCGATTCGGAACGTCCGCGACTTCAAGCAGACGACCAGCTACCGGCTCGGCTCGGACATGGTCTATGAGCAGATCGGCCCGGATGGCGAACTGAAGCACGGCGGGCTCACCGAGCAGTCCTACACGAATCAGGCGCTCACCTACGGAAAGATGTTCTCGATCACGCGGACGAACATCATCAACGATGACATGGGTGCGTTCCGCGACGTTCCGACGATGATCGGCCGCGGCGGCGGGCTCAAACTGAACCTCGTGTTCTGGGCGGCGTTCCTCAACAACTCCGCGTTCTGGACGGCGGGTAACGGCTCGTACATCGACGGCGCTGCGACGGCGTTCGGGATCTCCGGTCTGACCCTGCTCGAGAAGTTGTTCCTCGACCAGACCGACCCCGACGGCAACCCCGTCAGCATCGACCCGGCGATTCTGCTCGTGCCGACGGCGCACAAGACCGAGGCCGAGTTGATCATGTCGTCGCCGGAAATGCGGGACACCACCACCAGCAAGCGGTCCGCGACGCGGAACCCGCACGCTGGGAAGTGGAAGGCGCTTTGCTCGCGGTACCTCTCCAACAGCACGCTCACGGGCTACTCGTCCACGGCGCACTACCTGCTGGCGGATCCCCGCGACATGCCGGTCATCGAGGTGGCGTTCCTCAACGGCAAGCAGGAGCCGACCGTCGAGACCGCCGAGGCCGACTTCAACACGTTGGGCATCCAGATGCGCGGCTATCACGACTTCGGCGTCTCGCTTCAGGAATACCGCGGCGGTGCCAAGTCGAAGGGCACGGCCTAACGGGTCCGGCCTAGCGGCCGGCACAGCACCTCTCTTCTTCGGGCCGTCGGCAGCGCGAGCCGCCGGCGGCCATTTCGGAAGTCTGAAACACAACCCCACTCCCATCAGGAGGCAGAATCATGGCGAAGCTCATTCAGGACGGCGGGAAGACGATCAACTACACCCCGAGCGGCTCGGACATCACTGCCGGCGACGTCGTCGTGCAGGGCGAGTTGGTCGGCGTCGCCACGCAGGACATCACGGACGGCGATCTCGGTCTGCTGACCGTCGCCGGCGTGTTCCAGTTTGCGAAGGCTTCGGGCGACGGCGGGATCACTGCCGGCGCTCTGGTCTATTACGACGTCGCTGAGGGCGAGGTCAAAGAGGACGACGAGTCGGCGGCCAACAAGCTCGCGGGCAAGACCATCGCGGCGGCCGGCGACACCGATACGACCGTGCTCGTCCTGCTCGATCAGTAGGAGGCGTCGGCCGTGACCAATCTGCTCGCGCAAGGCATGGCGTTCCTGCACGCTCAGCGTGCTGCTCATATGAGCACCGATGTGGTCTACGTTCGCGGCGTCGACGAGATCACCATCAGCGCCATGCTGGGGCAGACGGAGTTCGAGGAAATCGATAGCGATGGCATGGTGCATCGTGTGACCAGTCGGGACTTCGTGGTGACGGCGGCGGATCTGGATCTCCCCGACGGGGACAACGTCCCCCGGCGCGGGGACCAGATCCGCGAGACGGCCGGCGCGGAGGTTCGAACGTTCGAGGTGCTCCCCTTCGGGGACAACCCTCTCTGGCGGTGGTCCGACGCGCACCGGGTGGCGATGCGGATCCACACAAAGCACGTGGGCACGGAGGCGGCGTAGGTGGTCGACGAGACGGTTCAACTCTGCGACGAGGTTGCTCGGCTGATCACCGAGGCGGCGATCGCCGGGCTCGGCGGCGATCCGGCCGTCGAGGCGATCTCGGATATCCAGCCGGACGACGAGTTGCCTGATCTCTCTGCCACGAAGGTCGACGTCGTCCCCGGCAACATCGACATCGAGCCGATCACCCGGGACGCTCACAAGTTCATCTACCGCGTGGACGTCGGGATCCGTCGGCGGGTGTCGTCGCTCGCGGAGCGCCGTGGGATGTCCGGTCTGGTTCGTGATGTCTGCGACGTCGTCCGCTCGAGCAGGGTGGTCGTCGTCTCGCTCCAGTCTCAACTCCCGATCGCTGTGGCGGTGAACCCGGTATTCGATCCGGAACTGCTCCGCGAGACCGGGGTGTATTTCAGCGTTATCCAAGCGCAGTACCTGTCAACTCGGAGGATGATCTAGATGACAACCGTCACCAAAACAGACCGCAGCCGTGAAGCAAACCCCGTCTCGTGGGCAGCCGCGTCCGGCGGCGGCGATGAGTTCGTGAACAACGGGAAAGAGATTCTGATGGTCAACCACACCAACAGCGGCGGCGCTGGGGTGACGCTGACCATCGTGACGCAGAGCACGGTGGACGGGCAGGCCATCGCGGACCGAACGGTGGCGATCGGTGCCGGCGAGTTCCATCCGCTGGGGCCGTTCGACAAGGGCGTCTACAACGACGCGAACGGGAAGGTTCAGCTCACGTGGTCGTCGTCCACGGATGTGAGCATCGCGGTTCTCAACTGACACCATCGGCCGTGAAGAGCGGGGCGGCTCGCGTCTAGGCCACAAAGCAGGAGCACAAGGATGAGCAATCTCAACGGCGTAGACGCGGATATGTATTACCAGACCGACGGCGTCGCCGGTGCGGCGGGCTGGGTGCTGGTGTCGAACATCAAGGACGTCACCATGCCGCTCTCGAAGGCCGAGGCCGACAACACGGTTCGCGGCAACGGCGGCTGGCGGTCGACGAAGGGCACGCTGAAGGACATGGAGGTGTCCTTCGACATGCGGACCGACGACGCGGATGTCGACTTCCTCGCGTTCCGCGACGCGTGGCTCAACAACAACCACATCGGGATCCGCATCTACGACGGCGCGGACAACGGGCCGGAGGCCGACTTCGAGGTCATCGACTTCGAGATGGGTCAGGAGATCGAGGGCGTCCAGATGACGTCCGTCCGGCTGAAACTCACCTACATCGCTACCGCCCCGGTTTGGAACGAGGCCTAGCGATCGGATGCTGCGGCGCTGCCGGCGGCCGGGGTTGGTCCCTTCCGGCCGCCGGTGGCACGCACTTGGGACCACGGGACCGCGGGACCGCGAAAGGGTCGGCGTCTCTGCCGGCGTGAAACATGGCAACGTTCGAGAATGCAAACGGGACCGATTTTGAGGTGTGCATCAACACCGGCGTCATCAAGCGCGTGAGGGATCTCGCCGACGTCGATCTTCTGAATCTGACCGAGGAATACGGGCTGTTCACTCGGCTGCTCTGTGATCCGGTGACGCTGGTGGACATCCTCTACGTCGTCTGTCAGCGGCAGTGCGAAGTGCTCGGGCTCTCCGACGAGGAATTCGGCGAGGGGCTGTTCGGTGACGTACTCGACTCCGCGACGCAGGCGTTCATGGAGGCGCTCATTGGTTTTTTCCCGAACGCCCGGCAGCGCGAGAACCTCGAGGAGATCCGTCGTCGGGCCAACGCGGTGATGGATCGGGCGATGGACGCGGTCGAGGCGAGGATCGCGAGCGGGGAACTGGAAGCGGCGGCGCAGGAGGAAGTCGACCGGGGGCTGGCGAGGCTTGGGAGGCCGTCTATCGGCTCGCCGGAATCTGTGGGGTCTGCCCCGACCCTCTGACGCTTCGGGAGTTGGTCTGGATGGCCGAAGGCCGGCAGCGGCACGACTGGAGGCAAACGAGTACGGTGCTGGCGATGCTGGCGAATACCGCGGCGAACCGGACGAAGAAGCACCGGGTTGCCGAGCCGAGTGATTTCGATCCGTTCGCCAAGCGGGCGGTCGCGGGGCCGAAGATCAAGATCGCCGATCTGAAGGGGCGATTCACCAAGATGGGTTTCAAGGTGCGGAAGGCCTCGCGGCCGGACGCGGGACAAAAGGAGCGGCCATGAAGGATTCGAAGAACGTTCTCACATCCATCACCATTTGGGGCGTGCTGCTCGCGCTCTCGGAGGTCGTCGTCAGCAGTGGGGATCTCGTCAACGGGCTGTTCGGCGTCGAGTGGGGCGGCCGGGCCGTGATCATCGCGGGGCTCGTGGTGGCCGTCATCGGCCGGCTCCGGGCGTCTAAGACGGTGACGTTCGGGTTGGGCTCTGGAGCGGCTCTGCTGGCCGTGGCCGTCCTGCCGGCGTTCGTGGTCGTCGGGGGGGGCTGCGCGGGCACACAGGCCGGCGACGCGGCCCGGGGCGGCGTGCTGTCCCCGTGGGCTCAGGCGGCGTGGCCGATGATCGAGGACAACGCTCGCCGGGGCATCGACGCGAAGGTCGAGGCCGGGGAACTCACCAATGCCCCGGACGGGGGAACCGCCGGGTTCCAGCGGGACACGGTGGATCTGTTCGGTGAGGCCGTCGGGGCGCTGGGGGGTGGCTCGTGAGTTGGAAGGACGCGCTCAACGCCGAGATCGACGCGCTGACCGCGGAACTCCGCGGGCTCGGCGGCCGGTACGAGCGGGACATCCTCGATCTCCGGCTGCACGCGGCCAAGGAGGTCGAGCGGCTGTCCCAGCACGTGGGCACGCCCGGGTTCGCCGAGGCGGGCCGGGCGGTCACCATCAATCTGGGGCTCCGGGTGGGGCTCCGCGCCGTCGAGGCCGGGGATGAACTGGACTCGATCGCCCGTGAGGCGTGGGTCCGCGGGCTGACTTCGGCGCTCCGGGTGTTCGCGGTCCTGATCGCGGGTGCGGCATGATGGTGGCTCTCGGGACAACCATCGGGACGGGCTCCGTCTGGATGTCTGTGCTCGAGATCGGCGGTCCTGCCGTGGCGATCATCTTCGCTCTCGCCGGGGCGACGATCATGGTGTTCCGGTTCGGGATCAACCCCGGGCTCAAGTCTTATGCGGACATCATCTCGACCCATCGGGACGGTGTCATCGAGTCGCGGGTGTCTGCCGAGGCGTCGAAGGACGCGGCGGCGTCGTCGAAGGAGGCGGCGTCGGCGGCGGTGAGCGCGGTGGAGCGGCTCGAGGCCGTCCGTCTGGTGTGCGGGTACGCGAAGGAGAAAGCGTGATGAAGTTCCTGTCGTTTCAGATGGCCGCTCGCCGGTTCGCTCGTGACGGATCCCCCGGTTGGACTGAGTGGGGAAGGAATCCGGAGCGGATCCTCGAGATCGCCGGCAAGGCTGACCGCGCTGAGTGGGGCGGGATCTCTCTGGATCGCGCGTGCGGCGCGCACTACCACGCCCGGTTCGCGTCGACCGATGTGAACGGGGATCTCATCCATGTGTATCCGGCGGGGCCCGATGATCACCCCTACCCCGTGGAGATCGGCGACAAACTCCGGGCGATGGGGTTCGAGGTCTGCATGTTCGGCGGCTGGCCACGCTACGCGAGCGGCTTCCTCGAGATCCAGCGGCTGACGGATGCCGGGTACATCATCCCGGTGGACTCGTCCGGCGGGGCGACGAACGGGGATCTCGTAACGCGCTTCGGCGCGACCCCCGAGCCCATGCCCATGCCGGCCCGAACCCCGCCGTGGTTCACGGCGGAATGCGAGCCGTACATGCTCGCCGATCGGGCCGACACCCTCGACCGTCTGGGTATCCTCCCGCGGCGCTGCCACATCAAGTGGAACGGCTACGAGGACGGCGACAGTTTCTACGACGCGGCCGAGGTCCGGGCGTATCTGACTCGCGGGCACTGCGCCCATGTCCCCGTGGCACACACGGTGCTCGCCGATCCGGTTGACGGTTGATCGATCCTCCGGCGTCTGCCGGGGTTGCTCGTGAGGAGTTGAAGCGATGGCGTTCCCGAAGAATGAGCAGGCGTCTCTGGTTGATCGCGCCGGTCTGGGTATCGGCCGGAGCGGCTACAAGACGAGCCCGACCGGCATCGAGTTCTCGCAGGCCCGGTACGAGGTCGCTCAGCAGCCGACCCCTCAGCCGACTACCGCCAACCACGCGTTCCCCTATCTGTGGGCGGATTCGGATGCTCGCTCGTGGATGGAGTTGATCAGCAAGAGCGGCTCTACCGACATCAGCAAGTCGCGCTTCGACTACCCGAATTATGACGGGTCCGGCTCGAGCGAACTCTGGTCCGATCTCCCGACGAAGTTGGCGGTCCAGTTCGAGGTGCAGTTCGACCACGGGTCCGGCGGCGTCGCCGGCAACGCGAATCTGGTTCAGTTCGACGACGCGGCCGGCGAGCAGGTAGTGCTCCGCTCCAACTCGAGCGAGCAGTTCGTGCTCCGCTACTACAACACATCCGGTGGCGACACGAACATGCTGTTCAACGCCCCGCAGCGATCGATCGGCAACGCGACGACGTACACCTTCTGGCTGTTCATCGATACGGACAATGACACGATCGATCTCTGGCACGCGGAGGGGTCGATCACGGACGTCGATATCATCAACGCGACGGCGCTGACGGTGACGAAGAATCCGTGGACCGGTGATTCGCAGATCACGAACTGTGGGCTCGGGGCGATCGTCAGCTTCGGGTTCTTCTCCGGATGTACGTCCAACGCGACGGCGGATCTCAAACTTCGGGCGCGGTGCGTGCACACCCAGCACGAGGCGTTCTCCACCGAGCCGGACGGGACGTTCAGCATGTTCGATCTGCACCGGAAGTTGACGGAGAAGTCGACGATTTATTGGGACGACTCGGCCGAGAAGTACGTTCTCGCGAGCACGTGCAATGTCCCCGTCGGGATGTTTCCGTGCGGCACCACGTGCAATGCATCGCTGGTGGTCTATCCGTCTCTGGCCGACTACACGAACGACACCAGCGCGGTCGCCACGATCACTCCCGCGAGCGTGGCTTCGCTCCACAACTACCGCCGGCTCACGCAGCGGACGACGGGTGTGCTCAATCCCGAGACCACCTACGTTTATGCGTGGAAGCTCACGCTTCAGGATGCCAGCTACAACGGCGGGTCGTCCTACACGGTGCGGGGTCTGCCGTGCTACGTCCACACTCCCCCGGCGAAGGGCGAGCCGTTCACGGTGCCCCCCCATATCGACATCGCCAGTTGCAAGCATCAGGATTACGTCAGCCGCTCGGCGTCGAGCGTGCGCGCGGAGACCGGCTGGGCCGACGACCGGTGCCGTATCCTGATCGAGTTGGGCGACGCGGTCGGCGGGTACATGGACGAGGTCCGGTTCCTCGGGAAAGTCGGCGATTGGGATGGCGACGGGCTCTCGCCGGTGACCGCCGAGACCGCGACCGGCTCCGGTGGTCTGGGGCGTACCGCCGAGGGTGCCGAGACCCGGCAGCACATGGCCGACGAATGCGCCCGGATCGCCCACTCCGATCATGAACTCGAGTCGGCACGGTACTGGGTGCGCTTCGTCGTCGGCGACGACCACGATCGGTCCGTCAATGACATGGCCATGATGGACATGCTTCAGGAGAACCGCGACGACGACGGTACAAACCAGATCACCCCGTGGCGGAAGCGGGGCAAGTCGGGAACGCATCCTCGGTACACGGGCGAGTCTGGTGGTCCGCTCGATGGCCTCGAGCATTGCGCGATCGAGTGGTTCGACGACATCACGGGCACCAGCGAATACGCCGAGTATGACGACACGCCCCGTGAGGTGGCCGAGACGCTGCTGGGTCACTGGCAGGAATGGGGCATCGCTACCGAGCCGACCGTGGCGTCCGGGCTCCGGATGGACGCGTCCGGCGTGAACAAGTACGGGACCACGAAGTTCGACGCTGGCGACTCCGGGTACTACAACACGTACCTCGGGGACGTCATGTTGCTCGCTCTCGATACGCGGCTCACGATGACCATGTGGCCGTCGGCCCCTTGGGGAGATGGCGGTCCATCATTCTTCTCGTGGGCCGAGCAGTGGATCGAGGACACCATCGCGGCGTGCGAGGTCAGCGGACTCATCGTTGCCATCCCCGGCTATGTCGAGGGCTACAGCCGTGGCTCGCTCAAGGCGTATGACAACATCGGTTGGTTCATGTCTACCACCAGCGCAGACCCGGTGGTCGCGCCAATCAAGGCAGGGGCCATCAAGATCTTCAAGACCGCGATCGACGCCAACCCGAGAATCAAATGGGTCGCGTTCGTGGTCGGTGATCACCACTTCGCGTCGCTCGATTCGTCGGTGACGAGTTCCTTCTCGTCGAAGTGCATCATGCAGCTTGCCGACGGCGGCGGGCACGCGATCGTCCAAGAGCCGGAGGATCTGGGGCAGGAATCCGACCCGGACTACGACATCGACGAGGGTGCTCTGGGCGAGGATTACATATGGCTCACCAACTTCGGGCTCGAGTCTGGCGGCATCCGCACGCATACGCGGTTCGTGCTCGAGGATGCGGCGACCGGCGCGGGCACGTGCCATCTCTGGAATTGTGCCGGCGGCACCGCGAGCCTCGTGGCGTCGCATGCGATCTCCGGCATCCCGCTGACCAGCGCTGGGCGGCGTACACGTTCAAGAGACCGACGGGGTCGATAGGAGCACAATGATGGGCGATCGGGATACACGGGCGACGGATTGGATCGACGCAATCCCCGCGGGAACGACCAACAACACGGCGCTGACGGCGTCGGCATCCAAGGCGGCTCTCGCTGCCGCGCCGGAGTCGAATGCGGTGGCGGGCAGCTTTGTGTTCGATCTCCGGGCACCGGCGGCGGCCATGCCGGGCGGGAACATCAACCGGGCGGTCCACTACGATCTCGCGTTCGCGGCGCAGGACGCGGCGAATAAGACCGGTTCGTTCCGGGTCTGGGGCTGGCGGCCGGTCGGTTCCACGTGGATTCCGCGACTTCTGCTCGAGGGGACGTTCGTGGCCGGCACTCTGGTGGGGCTCTCCGGTGAGACGCTGGACGAGACTTGGTTCCTCGCCGATGCGATCACGGTGTCGGCCGACAACACCCGGGGGGCGTCGGCGCAGGTCGATACCGCGGCCGACGAGAACGGGTGTGCCGTGCTCAGTTTCGACGCGGACGGCTCGGCGGTGCTCGAGGTCGAGTGCTCCCGGGACGGGCACACGGTGGCGGCCATTCGGGCGCTGCTCGCCGGCAAGTAGGAGGCGGTGTACCGATGGCGGGTGTGCGTGACAGTCGCGGGCGGTTTGTCGCCGGGGGTGGTTCCTCCGGCGGCTCCCCTGTGAAGGTCAGCGTCGTCACCAGTTCGCGGTTCGCGGTCGTCGATAAGGCGGTCAAGGAGTACCAGATCGAGAGCGTGGGGCACGCGGCGGCGATCGTCCGGCTCACAGCGAGCCGATCGATCCGCCGGCGGAAGGGCCGGGACTACGCGAAGCCGGGCAAGCCCCCCAAGACCGGGAACGGCTTGATGCGGAAGGCGATCGCGTACCACGTGGATCGGAAGGTCGGCGAGGCGGTCATCGGTCCGACGGCGGTGGTGATCGACCACATCGGTGCTCTGCACGAGTTGGGCGGAAAGACGAAGGACGGGCGGTACAAGCCGCGGCCGTACATGGGTCCGGCGTTTGACAAGATTCTCCCGCGGCTCCCCCAATCGTGGCGTCGCACTATCCGGCCGGGAGGCTTCTGATGGCGGGTGCGAGTGGAATCCGGGCGGGCCGGGCATACATCGAACTCGGCGTGAGCGACAAGATCACGGCGGGGCTCCGGAAGGCCCAGCGCCGGCTCAAATCGTTTGGGCAGGCGGCCAACCAGATCGGCCGGCAGATCTCCGCTGCCGGGCTGCTGGCGGGTGCCGGCTTCGCTCTGAGCACCAAGAAGATGGTGGCGTTCGATGACCGGATGCGGTCGGTCCGCGCGGTGACCGGGGCGACGGCTCGGGAGTTCTCCGATCTCACGGCCGAGGCCCGTCGGCTGGGTGCTGAGACATCGTTCGCGGCCACGGAGGTTGCGGACGCGATGGTCGAGTTGGGCCGGGCCGGCTTCCGCCCCCGGGAGATCATCGACGCGACCGGGTCGGTGCTGGCGCTGGCGAAGGCCACGAGCACCGAACTCCCCCGGGCGGCCGAGGTCGCCGGTGCGGCGCTCCGGGCGTTCGGGCTCGAGGCCGAGGAAATGCCCCGGGTGGCCGACGTCATGACCGCGGCGGCCAACGGGAGCGCCCAGACGCTGGACGATCTCGCCGAGGCGTTCAAGCCGGTGGCACCGATCGCGTCGGCGGCCGGGGCCACAATCGAGGAAACCGCGGCGGCCATCGGCGTACTGGCGAACAACGGGATCAAGGGCTCTCTGGCCGGCACGGCGCTCGCGCGGGCGTACAAGAATCTAGCGGGCTCGCTGGGCCAGTCTCAACTCCGGAAGATCGGCGTCGAGGCCGTCGATGCCTCCGGGGATCTCCGGCCAATGTCCGAGATCATCAACGACATCGCCCGGGCAACGTCCGATCTCGGGAGCGCCAAGCGGCTCTCGGTGTTCGAGGAGTTGTTCGGCCGCGGGCAGGCGGCGGCTCTGAAACTGGCCGAGTCTGGCGTCGCGTTCGATCACATGCTCGAGACGATCGAGAACTCGTCCGGCGTCGCGGTGCGGACGGCGGCCGAAATGGAGGCCGGGCTCGGCGGTTCGTTCAGGCGGATCCTGAGCGCCACGGAAAGCGTGGCGATCTCCATCGGCCGGGCCATCGAGGGTCCGGTCATGGCGGCGTCGATGGTGGTGCTCGAGGCCGCGGGTGCCGTGGACACGTTCGTGCAGAAGAACACCGGTCTGGTGGTCGCGGTCGCCGGCGTCGCGGCGGCGGCGACCGTGCTCGGTCTGTCCCTGCTGACCGTGGGCACGATCGCCACGCTGGTGGGGTTCTCTCTGGGGGCTCTGGCGACGCTGTTCTCTGCCGTGGTGGCCGTCGCGGCGGCGGTGGTGAGCCCGCTGGGGCTGGCGGCTGTGGCGATCGCGGCGGTCGGTGTCGCCATCGTGAAGTGGACGGGTGCCGGCGTGGTGGCGATCCAGTGGATCGGCCAGCAGATCGAGAAACTGTCGGCGCGTTGGGGGGCGTCTCTGGGGGCGATGCGGGACGCGATGGCCAACGGGGATCTCGCGGCGGCCGGCCGGGTGCTCTGGGCACAACTGTCGGTCGAGTGGGAGCGGGGTGCTCTGGCGCTGGCGTTCATTTGGGCCGGGGCAAAGGCGACGTTTCTGACGACGGTGTCGGAAATGTGGCACGGGGCTCAGGCCGGTTTCGAGATCGGGCTGCATGCTCTGGAGACCGGCTGGTTCCGCTCGCTCACGTGGATGCAGAACATGCTCGCGCGCTTCGGTTCGTGGGTTGCCAAGAAGTGGAACTCGATCGTCACCTCCGTCTCAAAGCTCATGATCGACGCGCAGGGGCTGTTCGACGACAAGCTCGACACCGGGGCGGCAAAGGATCTGCTCGACCAGAGCCGGGAGAAGTTCGACGCTGGGATCGATGCGAACCGGGACGCGTCGATCGACTCGCGGAAGCGGGCGCTGCAGGAGCGTGAAGAGCGGGCGAACGAACGGCACCGCGAAGTGCTCCGGCAGATCCTCGAGGACGCGAACGCCGAGCAGGAGCGGATCGGCGGCGAGGCCGGGAAGAAGATCGGCGAGGCCGCGGCGGCTCTACTGAAGGCCGAGCAGGAGTTGGCCGACGCGGTGAAGGAAGCCGCCGGCGAAGCGGGCGAAGGCGCCGAAGGCGCGGCGTCCGGGTTCGCCGAGAAGATCCAGTCGTTGTTCGACTCGCTGAC